TTTTAGCGTATGAAGTTAGAGCCTTTATTAAGTTCTTGTATGTCACACCAGTATTCCACTTAGCGTCGAGTACTAATAGTTGGAGGTGTGGGGGTAGTTTATTGTAAGCCTCACCAATAGTTTTATTCTTTAGTAATGTTTGGTGGTGAATATTAGCGATACCTTTTGCTAATGTTAATTTTTGATCTTGATTTAACTCGTCTATATCTTTGCCGAAAAGGTTATTAGACACAAGATTATTAGCCTTTGAAGTATTTCTTACTTCTTCGTCTTTATGTTCGGGGTCATAAACACTACCGTAAGAATAAGTGGTAATGTCACCAGATGCCTTACTCTCCGTATCCGCATGATTCTCTTCGCCTTCCAATAGTCCAATGATCTCACCGAAGTTCTCTAAAACGGGTACTGCATCATCAATTTCTTCAGTGTTAATGTCATCAGATGCCTTACTCTCCGTTTTGCCTTTGATCTCACCGAAGTTCTCTAAAACGGGTAATGCATCATCAATTTCTTCTGGTAAGAGTGGTGCTTCTTCATCTTGTTTTATATTAAGTACATTCTCATTATAATATATTTCATCTAGTTGTGCTTGGGATAAAGGTGGTTTTTCTTCTGTGGGTAGTGGTGGTAAACCTTCTACTAAACTCTCTTCTATAGGAGTTCGACCTGCTTCAGGTAGTGGTGGTAAACCTTCTACTAAACTCTCTTCTATAGGATCTATAGGAATTCGACCTGCTTCCAATGCTTCGGGAGCTAAAGGACTCTGTTCTCCAACAAGTTCTGCAAAGCCGCCTCCGGCAAATCTACTGGCTTCTTCCGGTGTTAGTTTAGCTTCCTGTATTAACCTTTCTGAACTTACTCCACTTTCTTTTACAAGTATCTTAAGAACTTCAATAAGGAAGTGATCTTCCCTGTCTAGAGTCTTGTGTTTATCATCTTTCTTTATCTTAGCTAGTTTCTCTGATGCTTCTACCTGAAGTTTCTTTTTATCAACCTCAAGTTCTTCGTATTCAAGTTTTATCTTTTGTTTATCTAAAGCGACACCGGCAGCTGTCTCAGCAGCATCTATCCGTGTTTTAGTTGTTTCAAGCTCCAGTTGTTGTTTCTGTAATTCAAGGGTCTGTTTCTCCAGACTTTCGGTTGTGCCCATCTCAGCCATACGCTGATTGTTCTGAAGAATTTCTTGAGCTGCTCCTTGAGTGATGGTAGAAATAGCTTGCTGGTTACTTGAATCACTACCAGCCTGTTGCATTCCCATCTCAACCATACCACCCATCTGTTCCTGATACATCATAATCGTATGTTCACGGATGTTAGCTTCTAGTATAGGAACCACTTTAGCCATAATAGGAGTTTGACCTAAAGTAGGATCTTGAATAAAAGACTGTTTAACCACAATATGAGCCTTATGGTCCTGACCCGGAAATGCTTTAATAGGCATACCTTTGGTAGCTTGCATAATATCCGATACAGGATCCAATGGTTTAGGTTCTTGTTCAGGAACAATAAATCGTTCAGGATGATCAATATTCAGGGAATCAAGGATAGCAGCATTTACTGCTTTAAAGTTATAGATACCCGGTGGGGCTTGTGATGATAGTTGTAGGATCATCTGAGCTTTCGCTAAACGATGAGACTGAGATGGAATGTTTGGATCAGAGACAGGAATAATATCAATACGCCCATCGAAGTCCTGTTTAAAGATATTACCATCCACAAGAGGAATATCATAAGGATACTCATCAGGAAGGAAATCATAATTAATACGTGAAAGTATCTGTAGTTCCTGACGCTGGCTGTAGTGGAGCCGTTTATGGATACCACTAAAGAACTTCATTGATTGTTCGATCAATGCAACCGTAGTACCAACAGGACCATAGTTAGAAGCATCAGAAACAACCTGATCTGTTTCGTCTGCAAACTTCTGACCGGCTGTGGTTACGAACTGTAGCATCTGCATTAGTGTAGCAGACGGTTCTTTGTAGGGTAGATTGATAATAGCTTTATTTAGATCTACACCGGTAGCTTCTACTTCCCTAAACTCGCCGGGTGCAATAGGTTCATCTCCTCCTGTTACACGAACACCACGAGCTTTAAATCCTCCGGGCAACGTAGCAAATTGTCCAGCATCAATGAGGTTTCTCATTGCCGCTGTTGAAGTGGCTGTTAGGTTGCCAAGAAAATGGATGTAGCCAAGACCGTAAAAACCAAAACCGGGAACAAACCTATAATGAGTAAACCAAAGAAGCTTCTCTTTAAGTGGATCATTTTCATTCCAATTTCTCCTTATTGAAAGAACAGACTTAGAATCTTGATCTACTGTTATCACATAAGGCAGACCGACACAAAGGCAATTATCAATTTCTTTTTCCCCACACATCGGACACGGACATCCTTCTTCACCCCTATGTTCGATCTTAAGGTAACAATGGTGTTCGAGTAATGTGTGTTGAGGATTCTGACTATAGTCGGGTTGGATACCAAGAATAGAATCCATCTTTTGTCGTAGTGTAGAAGGGGTTACTTCTGAAGGTTCCATTAGATTATCATCTTCAGGTAACGCATACATACCTGCCATAATATCCTTTTTAAGATCGTTGGGTGTACGATAGATGACCTGAGTGTAGTGGTCGGCATTCTTTAGATCTGACGCATTATACGAAACATAGAAGTTATCTATCGGAACAAACTCTACTACCGGACGTTCTAGAGTCAGATCATAATATGTTTTCTTGAATGCAGAACCAAAGACCGGAAGGTTAAACAACATCCTTTCGGTTTCATCGAAGTATTCAGGCATCTGTTGTGTTAGCTGGTAGTTCATGAAGTTCATAACACGGTTGGCCTGTTTCTCTTTTTCAGGTGTGGATGCACCAAGTATCTGTGTCCTTACTGGTCCTTTTGCAGGAAACAGTTCTTGCGATGCTTTGGCCTGAAACTTTACTGCAGATTCAATAATCAATGGATGTACGGCAGTACAAGCTCCTTCAAATGGTTCAGAAGTTTCCTGAAGCTTGAGTCCCAACAGGTCAAAGCCACGTTCAAATGTAGATTCCCATTCAGAGCGGCTTTCTTTGTCGGCATCAAATTCTTCTATGACGTTGTTTGCAATTTCCAGAAGTTCATCTTCATCGAGACTTAAAGCCAGATTATCCCAATGGTTGTATGGTTGTTCTTCCGTACCCATTATATATTCTAGAAGTTCATCTTCACCAACAGGTAATTCTATTTCAATCTCTTCTTCGTTGATTGGTAATTCACCTAATAGAGGATTATTACCGCCACCACCCTGATCAATAAAAGGATTTCGTTCCATAGGATTAGCCATAATACTTAATTATTCCTTATTTTTTTTTAAAATTTCCAGTAACCAATTCTCTTACGTCTTTCTTTGGTTTCTTCCAAGTCATCAATTAGGTATGCATCTAACGGATGATCAACACGCCAAGATTCTTTAAGATAAAGAACAGCCATTACCATAGCATCTACCTGATCGTCGTAAGCTGCATTAGGAAACGTTGCAGCCTCAAGTATTAACTCTTGAGCAAATGGTTTATCCGGAACCCAAACACGCCCTGCTTCTAGTATAGGCGTAGAAGCATTGACACGAGACACCTTATCCTTATCTGGATTATATTCCATAACGGGTAAGCCAGCACGCCTCATATCCTGTATCAAAGACTGGCCCGATGCTTTCTTCTCTATAATTAAAACATCAGGATTATATTTATCATACATCTCTTGTGCCGCTTTACGCAACTCTGGGTACTCTAATCGCTCCCTTCTATTGCTTAGTAGTATAAGGGATGGAATCAATCTTTCTACGCCAGCACTATCCACGGTTATCTTTTGAAAGATACCCCATGTCTGTATTACCGAATAATCGGCAGTACTCTTGACAGAAAAAGCCGTATCGTAAGTCTGAACCACAAACTCACAATCCGGTGGTTCCTCCATAAAGTCCCACATCTGGAACCAGTGTTTCTTTATGATACCGCCTTCTTCTGGTGTAGGGTCCTGCATAAACAAAGATTGCCAGTACTTGGTTCCGTTTTGGGATTTAATTTCGAGTTCGTCTTTTCTAAGTATCTCTGTCGGTTTCCACTCAGGAAAGTAAGAAGAACCAACCGGTAACTCAAGAAGTTCAGCAGACTCTTCATCCAGCCACGCAGGTATCTTGATAACTTCCCATCCTTCTATTTCAGGATCGTCAGGATCATCATCCCTAAACACATCTTCCTTCTTTCGTTTCTCTTCCATAGCCAGAAGCCACCCACATAAGTCATCTTCGTGGTAGCGGGTGTTGATTATAACGATGTTACCATCAGGCATCAGGCGGGTACGTAGACCAGCCGGATACCATTCCTTAATGTATCTACGTCCCGCTTCTGAGAATGCGTCTTCTTCAGACATAACATCATCAAGGATGGCTACATGACAACCACGACCAGCAATCTGTGAGTGAACACCGGCAGCTATATAGACACCGTTCTGTTGGGTCTGCCATTTACCAGCAGCTCTAACGTCAGCTCTTAGGGTAGTATTTGGGAATATCCGTCGATAGATATCGTTGTTGACCAGATCACGAACAGAACGACCAAAGTCAGAAGCAAGTTGATCGGAGTGAGAAACAGAAAGTATTTCAGAACTGGCATGACGGCCCATATACCATGCAGGGAACATCTTTGAGCACAGGACAGATTTAGAAGACCGAGGCGGCAAGAACACCATAAGTCTCTTTACGCTTCCGTCTTCAAGACATTGAAGCTTTTCAGATATAAGTTCGATGTGTTTTCCCATCTTGAAATCAGCAATCAATGACGGAATCAATAACTTTACAAACG